CCAGTTGCGCCACCATCAAGTGAAACGGTTTCGATAGTCTTAACCCAATCAGTAAGTGTTAAATCTTCGCCAACTGCAAGCCAACTTGCATCTGGCACTACTTTCAATGTCACAGTCTGTCGTGAACCACTTACGTTATTTCTTCCTTCTTGTGTGATGGTCAATCCCATATTTATTCCTCATTATGTTTTTGTTTATATCCCTTGTCATGCTATGCGCTTATTCAAGGAAGATTATGATTCTTATTACTGATTCTGGGTCCATATGATTTGGTGCGGGTGTGACTCCGGCTGTGAACCGGACTTTACCGCATACAAGGCCATTCCAAGCCGCAGGTTCATTGATTATTGTTCCGCCCGATGTGACACCTGCTGGTGCAGATACGGACAAATGAAGTGAGTTCTTTGAAGAAGCAGTTCCCCTGTTTGAACCTGGCGTGACTTCGAGTAGTGCCACTTGATCCGTTCCCGACCCTGAATAATTCAAAAGGCCGATTACATCAAAGTAATTTATCTCCGCACCCGCATTATCTTCAATATCCATCGTCGCTGTTAATGTTCCTAAATTCCCAGAACCAACAGCATAATTGGCATCGGAAGCATCAATTATTATTTTAGATACCTTTCCATTCAGGCTAACAGTTTCGGATTGAGCATTTAGACCATTTAAGGTGACTATATGACGATTAACACGACAACGGCTGAGGTAATTTTCACCATCAGTTGTTGATTGTCGATTATTCGTCATAATAAATCGCCACTTTTCATGCGTTCAAAAGTTCAAGAAGTTCAACTTTCTTTGAAGTATTCTTTACTGGGATTCCCTTTTCTTTGCATAGAGCCATCAATTTTGCCCTTGACATAGAGGAATAATCGACTGTATCTTCAACTGATGATTCCACGATCTCTTCGACTGTTGGTTCAATAGTTGCTTTCATAGCATCGGTTTTATCCTTGCTCGAATCATCGCCAAGAATTTTCCACATTGTCCCGCCATTCTCAATGCCTGGTTTAAGCATCGAATTAACAAAATCTTCTGGTAATTCTCGAATCATTCCACGTGAGAATCCAGTTAGGACACCATTTAGTGAAAATTCACAGTATGCTCTTGCGCCCACGTATTGGACTTTAATTCCCATAAGGAACACCTCAACGGTATAAGAACACAATTCGATAAACGTCAGCAGCAAGGCTGTTTGCATCAGCAGCCAATTTTAGTATAGTTCCTGTGTGATCGGCCTCAGCCATTCGACCTGCCGCAGTAGTAGTATTGTAGTGTCCGAGAACAGCAATCAATTCAGTTCCACTGATAGCGTTTGTAGCCAAAGCCAAGTCGTAGTCTGTTGCTGTGTTTGCACCTGTGCAGGTCACATCAATAATAGCGAGACTTACAGTTCCACTTGCAGCATTTGAACCAATAGGGCTTTGTAGCCAATCAGTATCGCCGCCATCCAAAAGACTTCCAGCGTTGTTCACAACAGTAGCACCACCAACACCCGCCCAAAGAGGGGTGTTAAGGATTACAGTTCCATTTCCAGTTATATTTGCATTTGCCATATTTCATCATCTCCATTTTTGTTTTAGTTTCAGGCGGATAGGTCACGAATCTTTCCGTGTGCGCCATAAAAGAGTTGCCAAAGTTCGCCCATTGTATGGAAGAGTCCGACTTGACCAAGACGGTTAATACCGAAAGGATCACCAGTTTCAATTCCAGATTCATGATAAAGAGTTGGTTTTGCTGTGCAGAAATACATATAATCAGTATCGAGCATATAGATGCGAGATAGACCACCAGTTGGTGCATGAACATCCTTTGCAGGGATGATTGGCACTCCGTTGTAAGTAGCAACTACAAAGCCGCCCTCCATACCAGGTATTCCTTGAACACCATTTACGGATGGGGTGACTCTCTTCATCTCAGTAAATCTTTGCTGAGGTTGTAAGAGTTGTTGAATCTTCTCAATAGTGTCGTAGCCAGTAAGGATAACCTTTGGCTGACCACCACGTTCCCATGTGCTGCGGAACATTGCATCGAGGGTGTTCAGGGTTAATGCCCTTTCAGCACCAGCAGTTCCAGCATCCACGTTTGCATCGAACCAGTCATTAGCACCAGTTGAGTTGCGGGTAATTGAATACATATTGTGATCGGTAAGTGCTGATACATCACCAAAAGAAGCAGGTTCACTAAAAGAAGATGAAGTTGCTCGGTCAAGGGATTCAAAGTTGTTTCCAGCGACGGTATCGACATCTCGAAGCAGCATCTTGTTAATTGATTCTGCGTGGGATTTTGACATTTCCATCTTGATAACTGCTCTTGCATCGCCCAGTCCATCATCCTTGTCTGCAAGGAACATTGCTGTTTCGCTGAGGTCGAACTTAGAAGCCACTGTCTTTGGCTTTGTGCTGACTTCTGCAAATGTTGGCTTGGTTGAATCTGGTAGCACACCGTTTTCAGGTAGTCCTACTGCATCATCAGGCTTTCCAGTGACGACACGCCATCCACTCTTTTCCCAGGGTTTCTTAGGTAAGATAGAAAAGGCGTTAAATTCTTGGTTCAACTGTGACCAGACCTTGCGACCAAATATCGCTTGGTAAGTTCCAGCAGTTGAAGACATAAGAGGGCTGTCTGCTTTTAGTAAGTCAGATCCACTATATGCCCATGCGTTTGTTCCAGCACCCGCACCGTAGTAAAGGCGTTCCATGTCTTCGATTGTTCGAATATATCCTTGTGTCAAAATTCATCATCTCCATTTTTTGTATTATTCGCCTCTCAAAGCACGTCGAGCAAGCATTTCTGCTGCTCTCCAACCGTCAAGGTCTGTTCCCATTGCGTTGAACTCATCATGAGTTGGCACACGGATGGAAGTTGAAGGGGTTGTCGGTGAAATGTCGCTCTTTTGAAGTCCAGCGTTTTCATTCTTGAGCATTCCGATCTCTTCTCGAAGTGCGTTTAGTTGCACTCCAACATCGTTTTGCTTGCGAATTTCAATTGCATTGGCTGTTTCGTCATGATAACGGTTTTGCCATTCTTTCTCAACAAGACCCTTTACTGCTTCTTCATCACGAAGGGCAGCGTAAGTTCGGTAGCCTTTTTCTAATGTTTCAGGAGTCAAAGACTTGATTACATTTTTGTTGCCAGAAGGTGCATTCATGTTCATGTTTTGAACACTTGGAGACTTAATGACGTGCTTGTTTCCACCAGGGGAGGGAAGAGAAGGATAAGATGGCTCGGAAGCATCTTCTCCAGAACCTACTTCATCTCCTTGACCTCGATGATTGTAGCCGCCACGACCTTGTTCGAGAAGGTAAGCCTTCTCTAAACCAAAGTGGTCACGGACAGCGTTCAAATCAACACCAGATTCATGAGCAAATTTCTCAAGTGTAGTGATATAGTCAAGAGCATCAGCATTTGAAGACGATTTCTTAGTGCAACCGGAACAATCATCCGATTTACAGACAGAACAGTTGTAGTTCTTATCTTCTTTATCATTCAGTTCTTTTAAGACTTCGTTGAGTCCGGCCTTTATTTCGTTCAATGTTTCAGTATTGCTCACGGTATCATCTTCCATTTTTAGTATTGTGTATGATGCTTCTGGGTTAATCCCTTTCTTGCATAGTGTAATTTCATGCAATTCAAGATCGGTTATCTCTCGATGGTTTCCAAGTTCAGGTGTGGTTTTACTCACACGGAATAAGGCTTGGCCTCCAATCGAGAATGCTCGCAAATCACCATTGCGAATTTGTTTTTGCACTTCAAGTGCCTTTTGAATATCACTTCTAATCTTACAGACTACAAAGAGGCCGTGTTCATCCACTTCGGATTTCCATACTCGGCCTTCGGAATCGGAATGGTCTGCAACCACTTCACCGACTTGAATACCTGAATGAGCCAACTGAACATTTCGGAAGGCTTTGTTATCCATAAATTGAGAGAATGCTTTCTTTAGGGCAGCAGTTGGGATTCTATCTCCCTGCTTATCCACCATATCAACAGATGCGTAGCCAGCAACAAAGAGTTCGCCTTGACTACCTGGTGACTTGAGCAAGAAGTCTGATCCGTCAGCACTCCAAGATGCTGTTTGAACCCCTACAATGGTCGCCATTAACCTACTGACTAAGTGTAATCCTATATGAACAGATACGGTTAGATTTCTTCCGCTTCCGATCTATCATCAGGTTCGGCTTCTTGCTCATCTTCCATCTCCTGTTGCGTTTTTAGTGGCATTCTTAACGTTGCTTCACCGTTTTTTATATCAATACTGGCCTCTTCACCAGTAGCGGTATCTTTAATCTGCAAATGTTTCATGGGGATTTCTTCAACTTCTTCATTTTCACGTGGATCGTAAAAGGTAGTGCCACTATCTTCAATCAAGGCTGTTGGACCTCTTGGGGCGGTAATATCCGCTTGAAGGCCGGACCACGCCCCCGCATCGGGCGAATGTCGGATGCTTCTTTCGATAATATCATCATCAATTGCTTCATTGACAGTCCACTTTTTGCCATCCTCAGTTCTTTCAATACCATACTCTCCTGAAAACATTTCAAGCATTTTCTTATTCAATCCCTTTACATTATCCAACAGATATTCTGTTTTTTTAGCGGTATCATCTTCTGTAATTGCTTGTCGAGTATGCTGCATTATACCCGCTACATCATCCCCTTCTTCATCTTCTCCAATAATAGAAGGCGCACGTAGGATTGTTTCTTTAATGAGTTTCAATTTGCGTGGTCGCTTTCGCTGTGTCTTAGAATGAAGTGGTTGATTAGAACCTCCATCACTTGATGTAAATGCCCCACTTGCGCCACTTGCGCCGCCCACCGCCCCTTCTTTGAGTAGGCTAATCGCAACCGGACCCCATAATGGTGTATCTCGGTGTGCTTTTGTGAACATAGATTCATTGCCTTCAACATCAGTTATTGTAAATCCTTTTCCATCGAATTCACCCTTAATGATGATTGGTTCAAGAATTGAAGGATAAACCAATTTTATTTTATTTTCATAAACAATCAGTTCAGGCATTGGCGGATAAAAGGATTTAGCAATAGACTCCTTTGCATATCTAATCCACTTTGGGTGAACTTCTCTTTCTTTCATAAATGTTGATGTGGAATCTCGAATCAATAATTCGACATCATCAAAATTATGTATTGCTTTATTCAAACCGCCTTGATCGGTTGAAACGCAATTTGTAGGCATTGGAAAATATACGTGTTCTGTCGAATCATATAATGTTCTCAACGCATTTATTCTATCTTCAAGAGGTTCAAGGTGCATATCTGTTCCTTTATGCACCAACAAATCGACGACGTGCAGGGTTTTATCATCCAAATAACCATCGAAAATGAAATCACCTGTAATCTCACGCAATTCTTTTTTGACTGAGGCCGATAATTTACTATTTTTCAAATGATTGCCTTTCTTTTCGATGAACATTCTTTCGCCCTTTGGCATTTTTTGAACAACCCAATTACCTGAAAAACCTTTCAGTTTATCCATATCATCCAACTTATGAATAGTATATGCAGGGATTATTTTTGTTTTGAAAACGCCTGTTGGTTCGTAATCCTCCGCTTTTAATAGACTACCAGTAGCAATAGGTGACAATCCCCTACTATCTAATGCAGATAAAGCGTGAATATCTTTTTGTTTAGCCATAATGCTTGTATCTAATAATGAAGGGAGAACTGCTTTAATGTGGTTTTCATGCACAGTTCTTTGCATGACGTTAAATGGTTCTTCGGACCTACCAAAATGAATACCCCCGCTTTCACGATCTTCCTTCCAAGTAAGGTTTGCTGGCATTTTATGACCCCAAAGGTGGGTGTTCCCAGTATTGTAAATTGGGGGTGAAGTGGCAAATGATGTAGGGTCTATTGGACCCATTGATTTGATACCCATTGACATATCTCCATTTTCAAAAGTAGGGGCTAAGGCTCTATATTCTTCACCCATCTTCATTTTCTTCATTACAAAGTCTGCGGCACTTGCTATTTGTTGCAGGTTGCCACGTGCAAGAGTTCCCTGTTCCATGTTATTTGGATCAGCAGGGTTGAGAATATCTGGACCTAATTGTTTCATCACACGCTGAGACATATTGTTCATGACTTTGCCCGTGTGCATATCATTTGCGGCAAACAAAGCATTATGATTATCCCAATAAGTCGGATTAGAAGATGGGTGTTCTTCACGGAACATTCCAATTCTTGGAGAACCCATATCGGCTTGACCGGACAATGAACGCCCTAAACGACTCATCATCATTTGGTCGGATGGAACTATCATTCGGCCTCCCTGTCCTTTAATTTCACTTGGATGTAGGAAATGAAGATTAGATGCGTGACTCCAATTCGCCCTTCGCCTCTCAAAGAAGTCAGCATCATTAAATCCTGAACGTAGCGATGCGTGGGCGGGGTGCGCCTTTGCTTCTTGATTATTGATTATATGTGGAAAATGGCTTCCTCCATCGGATTCATAAGTATCGAGCATTGAATTAGAGGTTTGCATCAATGATTCATCCAGCCAATTGCCTGAAAAGATTTGAGGATAGGATTGTTTGAACATATCTTGTAAGGATTTTGAATCTCTCCCTACACCTCCCCAGGGCTGAAATATGTCCCACCAATGATGTGTATGTGACATTTCGATGCCCTTTGGGGGTGCATCAACAAATGGGCTGACGAAATGTAAATCGGCACTTGCTTCATCACTTTTAATAAAATCACTTTGAGGGCTTGCAGGGGCAACTGGTCCATGACGGTCACTTGACCTGCGCCACCATTGAAGGAGAGGTATTGACCTTTCTCGGAATGAACGTAATGCCCTACCCCATGAAATACCGGCTTTTTCTTGCATTTTATTCTGCAAGAACTTTGAATCTGGTGAATCCATTTGTTGCTTTGTAGCCATCTCTTTTACAAGGTCAAGGAAATGCTGGCGTTGGTCGTCGGTGTTGTATTCTAATCCAAACAAATACGGCAACATCCCCAAATTCTTTCGCCAATCAGCAATCTTTCCATCCCTATATTCTTCATCGGAATGATTACTGAACCTATGACGGTCACGTGTCATTAAATCATGTAGTGATTCTTTAGGGTCGCCATATATTGTTGGATCGAATGTAATGCGTCTTTCATGTTCCGCAATTGCTTTGAGATGAGGTATAGCGTGAGCCAAATGTTCCGCATATGCAGGTTCGCCCCATGATGCCCCATGCAACAATGGGCAACTATTTGATTCCATGCCAAACGGATGATCATTACCAAATTGGTTTTCAGGGGCAGCAATCATCCAATCGGTTAAGGGATTGTTTGAAATCTTTGTATGACCGGCCAAAAAATCATTATGATTTGGTATCTTCATTTGTGATACTGCCATTGGTGCAGATAAATTAGTCATGCGGTATTCAGGCAACTCAGGGGGCATACCGCCAAGCATTGCCGCCGTATCTTGAGGGGTTTCTTCACCTTGAGGTATTTGGCTTGAATAGTGTCCGAAATCGAAAGAACTTGCTTTATGAATAGAAATAATTGCATCAGTTCGCAATCTATCTAAGTCTGTTGTCATGAAATCACCCCTCAATTTGAAGGGCTTTCAATTAGGTCTTTGACCTGCTTTAACAATCCCTCAATCTCTCCGATCATCCCAAGATTATTGCGCCCTGCGTGTTTTGTTAAAGATGCAAGACGCTGTTCGATTAGGTCAATGTTTGGAGGATTCTTTCGTGTGCCGCCAGCATCATTGTAGTGCATATGGAGACTACTACTTTTTGCAGTATAGCCCTTTTGAGCATATGAAGGGATTTTGGCTTTTTCGCTGATGATAGACTTTGACGGACCATCATTAGTTGCAGGGTATGTTTGATTTGTTGAAAATCCATGCGCTCGAACTGGAACTCCGCCATCAACATTCTCAAAATGAGGGAATAAATTATCCACGCTTGGTTCTTGATAATACTTTTTCACTTCGCTTTCACTTGCTGGCTTGAGATTACCCTTTCTATCTCGAACCATCCCTCTCGTCATATGTTTTGGCATATCAATAACTTCTGGTTTCTTAGGAGGATTACCGGAACGGCATTTGTAGCAAAGACCGTTTCTATCCACGCCTGATACCTCAGTTGATTTGCATTGGTCGCATGAAAACTGGGTCTTTTCATCATTTTTTGCGACGATTCCCATTTCTTGAAGAATCTCAGTCGTCTTGTCAATTTTATTCTTGTTGCCTTTTGGTGTAGGCATTTCGGGAGGGGTTCTTTGACCACGATCCGATTTGTATTGCTTATCCTTCTTTTCCTTCTTTTTCTTTTCAAGAATAGATTTCAATAAATACTGAACGTCACCTAATAGAAGCCCTTCTGGAGTATCGGTCATTGGATTAAACCATTGTGCGCTCATGATGTTCTCACCTGTTGTTCTGCAATTTCCCAATCTTTAAGCGTTTCATCTCTCGATTTCAAAAACATTTCTCCGCTACCTGAAAATGGGGTGTTATCTGTTGGAATTTGACGATTTAATGGGTCGAAGGTTTCATCTGCATGAGGGGTTGTAAATTTCTTCCAACCATGCTTTCGCATTAACATCTCAGGATCATCTATCGCCTTTGCTAATGATGAGTTATCGGTTTCAAGAGCATGGACTCTTTGATTAAGAATTCGTATTTCAGTGACCAATTCTTTGAGAATATCAATGTGTTCCTGTTCACTTTCCTCGCTCACATTCCCACCCCCATGCCGCCCATGCCGCCGCCTTCTTGTTCAGGTGGCATATTCATTGGAGGTTGCTGTTGCATAGATGCCGCCATTGGGTCATTAGGTCCAACTGGGGCAAGTGGTTGCATTTGAGCAATTGAAGCGTGTGCTTCTCGAATCATCGAAATGTCTTGAGATAATGATAAAATCTTCTGTCTCAAAGCCTCCATGTTCTTTTGGAGAGCCAATGTTGGTTCGGAGGCCACATTTGTTGAACGGGCTTGAGACATAATTTGGTTCATCTCATTACATTGAGATGCAAGCATTGAGATCCCATCATCAATTGCGTTGATAAGTTGAGCCGCAGGTGCAGTTGAAACGGATGTGATAGGGTCGTTTTTTGCGAACATATCATGAATGTGAGCCGATGGTCGGCCACCAATCCAGCCATCCATTTTCCACATCATACCACCCGATGAGGGGTATAGAAAGCGGTTGAACGGCCATGACGACTTACACCCATAGCCACAGCGTTTTCAGTTCCGTTATAATCGGAGGCGGTGTTATCATATTGAGGGATTACGCCTAAGAAGCGGTCTGCTGAATGATTCTTTGCCACAGACTTTTGAACTTGATCGTGAAGTGCTAAATCACCCTTCAACATTGACAATGCGTTTTCAGCCGCCATTATACCTGCGGAGATTGCTTGAGTATCGTTTGAAGCAATTGCCTTCTGGATTCCTTCAACTGCTGCCAACGCCCTTCGAGCCATTGGGTCCATCTTTTCTATAATATCAAACATCTCGCTCATCCTTTGGCACTCTCTTCCACTTATTGACCCTTGCCCCTTGAATCGTCTAATCCAAGCCGTTTTTCTGTTTGTTTAATTCGAGCATCCACTATTTTTTCTTGAACTGATTCGTTCTCTCTTTTATCCGTATTTGCCGATACACCTGGAGGCGCACCATCAACCCTACGAATCATTCCAGGGCTTGAACCGCCAGTTGTGCGTTTATTCCCGCTTTCGGCTCTTGATTCGCCGGTCACATCTTCATTCACGCTTTGAGTTCTCAATGGGGGCAAATCAGTTCCCGCCGTTGTAGCCAATGAATCAGCAAAAGGAACAGACCCCCTGCTTGAATCAAAAGTGGTTCGTTTGAACATGAGGTTTGGATCGGTATCTAACAACCCCTCCCCTTTTTGAACTGGTGGTGCTTGACCTCCGCCCTGTTGAGCCTGTGCTTGTTCAGCCTGTGCCTGAGCAACCTCTTGCGGGTCTGGTTGCTTGAAATCGAAGTGCAGTATCTTATCATCTATACCATCACGGAGATTAGATTCATACCCTGCTTGCTTCATTTGCATCATGTTTCGAATCGCCATTTCATCTCTTCGCAACTGCATAATTTCATCCTCTTCTTCGTGTGGACTCAATAGAAGTTCCCATTCTGTAATTTCAAATGCCTCAGCGATTTGAGGGAATAAAATACGATTATAAACAGACTGTGCAAATGCAACGGCTCGATTACTTACCACGATCTGCATACCTTCATTGTTCAAACCGCCACCAGAAACGTCATTCATAAACACGTTTGATACGCCAAAGAATGCAGCAATACGCTGGCGAATATCGTCTTTAATTGGGATATATTGTAATTCTTCGAGGGTGTCCATCATACGGACATACTCAAGACCTCCACGCCCTGATTCGGTTTCAACACCAATTGTTGGAACATAATTAGGGTCACGCTCAAGGTGTTCTTGTATATTCCGAGCAGTTCTCTCAACGGTTTCCATATTGGATGATTTAATGACCATGACTCCACGTGGCATACGCTTCTTTTGATATGCGGAATAAACATAGTTATCCATCGCAATAAGTGTATTCACTTGTCGCCACATTGAAGCAACTGGGCTTCGACCATACAATTTAGATGGCGACCATTTGCTCACATGAATAACTTCACCTTCTGTATAGACTTGCCCTTTACCGACACCTGCGAGATTCATATAATGAATAGGAACAACAGGCATCCCCGTCACAGGGCATTTGTCTTTGGGGTCACTTGTTCTAAATGTTCTTTGAACAAGGCTGGTGTATTGACTCCCTCCACGAACTCCCCTCTTATCGGCAAGCATTCTCATGAAAATTGGGTCAGCACGTGAAATCTCTTTTACACGGAAAAACATAACTTTTTGGGTTTCTGGATCAACGAAATACTCCTTTGTTAAAATAACATAAGCATCATCAACCACATTCAAATCCATTTCAATTTCTTTCATTATTTCAATGAAATTCTGCATCATCCCGTTCCGATTCTCAAGCATAACTTCTGCATATTCTAATTGGCTTTTATCCGCTTTTCGGACTTCACCGCCACATTTGCCACAGGATTCAACCTGTTGATGGAACTTTTCTTCACATTCCCTACATTTTACAACAAACTTTGGTTTCCAGCCAAAACCCTTTCGAAATGTTTCAACTGAAAGATGATTTAGAATCGAGCGTAAAACTACGCATTCAAAAGTAGCCGCATACAAAGCGGGGATTGTAATTCCCTGCAAAAGTGCTGGCTCTTGTATGCCTGATTGAAACAAAGGCATTGCTGGCATAGGGGTTGTATGCCGTTCCATATCAACGCCAATAGCGGAAAATAAGCGTTCTAATCTGTTTTTATCAGCCATCAATTACACCCCGCTTTAATTCGCCCAAGCCTTCAACTGAAAGATTCCAAGCCTTCAATAACTGAACTTGTTTCTGTGGTTTAGAATGTGAATAAGTTAAACATTTCAAGGCGTTTTCATCATCAGCAAGTGCTTTCTTCAAAATAATCACTTCGCCTTTCTTGTCTTTCAAATGAGATAAAGATACTTCAATTGCTTTAATGACTGAGGATTCACCTTCGATCACTAATCCTTTACCTTCTGCTATAATGCCTCCCACTTTCATTTCGGTGTTAAGTGCATCGGCATACTCTTTACAGACTCTTGAATTAAATGGTAAAATGATTCTTGGCGTTCCACGTGGGCTAATTTCAATTTCTCCACCACACTCATACAAGCCGCCAATCAAAGCCCCTGCATCCTTTACAAAGATGTCATTTTTCTTTAATCCGTAAAACAAAGCCCTATCATTATTTTTTGAACCATAACCTAATGCTTCAATATCATAAAGGAAACCATGTGATTTGATAAGCATAGCAATCTTTGTCGTGCTTCCTCGAACACCATAGGTTTGTAGCGATTGAGTATTCATACTACCGTGTTCATCCAGAATCTCTTGTGTTTTAAGCAAGGCTTTTCGTTCTGGAAGGCTTAATCGTTGCTCTTTGGTAATGCGGTTTGACCAGCCCTCATAAGCCGAGTCGCCGTTTCCATCAATCCAACTCTTTACGAATTTTCTAAAATGAATCTCCAACGCATCTGTATTTTTCTGCAACATCTCCCAGTCAAAATCAGTAAAGGGGATCGTGTGAATCAGGTCGGGCGATACTGACGGGAATGACTTCAACAATGCCATTCGCTCTTGAAAAATCAATGGCTCAATAAGTGAAACCATTTCGTCTTTTTTCGATTTGATAAGTAAATTAACGATTTCAGTTCCCCGCATCCCAAAATTGTCAATAAACCATGTTTTGGTTATTGGTAGGGGTGAAGCAGTTGTTTCAACCGCAGTTCCAGGCTGTTCCGAACCTCCGCCCATATTTTCCGAATCTAAACCCTCAATCCCTGCATCTTCACGTGGACTACCTGCGGCTGCTTTGCCCTGAGTTGCTACTACTTTCTTTTTCTGTTGAAGAACTTGTAATTCTTTTTGATTACCTTTTATCTCCATATCAACTAATTTAGCATCAAGCACCTTAATGATAGCATCTTCTGGCGATTCCACGCCAAATACTCCTTCGATTCGATTATCAAACATTTGCCCATCCCAACCTTCCTTGCCATAGTTCCGCATCTAAAATTACGATACTATCTCGATATTCTTTTGTTGCTTGAACTCCAAGAGCGAGAGCAATAACCATATCATCATGACCGCCCAAACTCTCCATTCTCCCGTTATCCAACATGGTAAAAGTGGAGAGTTCAACTAATAAACTATTCATCAATCTTCGTGTCCCTCCTTCGTCTTTGTAGGGTATTGTCAGTTTGCCCTGTTCAAATTGCAGTTGGAGGGTATGAATTAAAGCCTCTTTCTTCATTCGACTCATATTGAAGGGTTTTATGGGTAAATCGCTGATTTCGTTTAACACTTGATTGAACGCAATTGCGAAGTTATTTGTTTCAAGTTCGATGATAACTGGATTAAATCGAGCATTTAATTCAATGATTTTGTCAATTTGTGATGAGAAGTTCATTCCCTTCTCATGGTGAGTATGAATAATGTGTTTGTTTTTATTTTCATCGACAGCAATTACCATCATGCACGTGTAATCTGCCCTCCGATCTGCTGAGATTGCGGGATCCCATCCAATGTAGTAATTGTAAGACTCTCCATCTCGGGGGTAATATGATAATGCCAATTCATCATCTTTGACCTTTTCAAGCACTTCTTCGGGAAAGAGACTTGCTTCACTCGAAATAGGTTTGCATAAATACTCTCTTGTAAATGCAATTGAAGTCATATCATTGCGTCTTTCATCCAAAGCCTCTAAAGACCACCGTTCAGGAAAAAGACACTTGCCCGTTTGTTCATTGATAGCGGGATATTCTCGAACCGCATAGGATTTCAACTTCTTCAATTCAGCGTAAAGATCGGTATATGAAAACGGAGTTCCAACAATACAAAGTTGGGCGGTATGGTGAAGAACAGGCAACAACGCTGTGTAAAACCATGATGAAATTGCTTTCAATTGGGTTTGTGCTTCACTCGATAATATATCGTCAAGCACTACAATTTGAGGGTGCGCCCCACGAACCGCTTTACCGACTGACATAGCGGAGATTGTTGATTTATTAGTGAACTTGAACTTCTGTTTTGCCCAACCCCTGCTTGGTTTAAGATGCTGTAAAGCGGGTGTCATTTCAATTAAATCATTCATTTTAGCCATGTGTTCAATTGATTGGTGTTGGCTGTGCGAGAAGAATAACACTTCTGTTCCTGGATTGTAAGCCATTTTCCATAATAAATATACACGATAGAATACCGATTTACCATGATCACGGCTGGCAATAATACAGGCTTTGCTATTATCTTCGGATAACTCAAACCATTCTTGGTGAAATTTTGTCAATATCCAGGGATTCTTTTTTTCGAACTTCCCACATATCTCTTCAAAAAAATACTTGAAATCCCTGCG